TTTTTGAAAATGTTTGGGTTAAAAACTTTGATTTTGTCAACTCTAGTCTAAATGATAAGTCTGGTGAAGAAAAAGGATATTCTCCTTGGAAGAACCATTGGTTGGTAGCCCCATTCTTTAAAGACAGCGATAAAAGTTCTTTATTAACTAATGATTTTTCTACAGGACCTATAATGGATGCATTAAACTATCAACCTGGAACTCATCCTATGGATAATTGCACATTAGATGTTGTCTTTCCATTTGATACAGTTCAAGGATATAATTTTAATAGTTTTGTTGACCAACAGAAGAAATGGAAAACTCATGCTTTAAACTTTAATTATTTGGCAAAATTAGGAAATGTTACCACTTGGGACAGGATATGTCATACCTTTGCATTATTTGGAGATGATTCTACATTTGATAAATGGGGACCATATAAAGGATTAGATGATAGGCTCGAAGTGCCTTGGCCTTGGATGGCAAGGAGCCAACAAGTATTAGATTGGTGTTGGGGGCATTCTAGAACAGATATAGAAGCTGCTGCTGGGGTAGTAACAGTTGGAATAAATGACACAAAAGCAGCATGGGCTATGGAGGATGAAATTGATTTAGGTGAAATTAAAGGTCCAGGGGCTGGATGGGCTAACGATGAGCAAACTGAATACAATTTTTTTCATCATTCTACTTGGTTTGGTCCAAGATGTGGCTATGATTTTTCTCAAGGATATATAAAACCAGATTATTATGGAAATGCAGGAGGAGGGGCTACTACAAATTATTGGGCAAGATTTGATTATTGTTCTCACTTAAATCCTAATTTAAGAGCAGGTGAAGAAAATGAAGGGCCTCTTATTTATAATTTTTTCCCAGATGATTTTTTTGAATTTTCAGATTTAGAAAAAGAAAGATTTCATTGTTCTATTGCAGCTATATGTGGAAAGTTTCCTCAAGAAGCTCTTGTTATAGACGAAAATCAAACATGGAAACATTGGATTGAGTTTTCGGACAATGTAGGAGGTCCCCAAATACTTGGTTTTGATTATTCAACTGACCCAAGAGCAAGTGAATCTGTTGGTTTTTATGCTTATCAGGCAAATGGGTTGGCTTATGGAAGTCATTTAGAAGTTCCTTATAATATGGTTGGAGGGGGGACTTATATAAATTATTTCCAACAATTATTTCCTACCGATAGTGAGTATGAAGGGACTCAATATGGAAACAGTGCATGGACTTTATTTAGATTCAATGAAGTTGACATACATCCATTACTTGATAATGCTATTGAAACTCAAGAAAATGAAAGAACTTTTGACTATTCAAGAAGAAGAAATTTAAATGTAGTAGAAAATTCTGATAGCCCTATTATAACTTCAGTTGATGATAATGTCACTAATAATTATCCTGAATTTGATGGAAATTCAGCATTTTATACTAGCAATTTTACAGACCAGAAAGGAATAACTGGTAGAATTTCAATAGCTGTTAATCAAATGTCTAGTTTTGGAGATAACGCTATTGGACAAGAAAACCCTGATGACCAAATAACAGAACATTGGTCAATTTTAGATAAAACTCAAATATTTATTGGCTATATAACTGGAGAAAATTATTTTAGGCATAAAGATAGTTTTAAAGAATTGCAAGATAGACAATATCATCATGGAGATTTAGCAGAATTTGATGATGCTTATGGAAACAGGCTAAGATTAATAAAACTTGTTTTATCTGCTGAAGAAGAAGAATTTTACTACACTTCAGAATTATTAAACTTTAATCATAGTGGTTCTTATGAAAATGCTTATGCAGATAGTGGAGAAAATTATTTATCTGAATTTGGTGTATGGAGCAATGCTAAATTACAAGTGGATTTTGGTGGAGACCCTAGAGCAGATTATATTATAGATAATTTTCCATCTAATGAAGAAGATGAGGATTATGCTGATGATATTACTTATCAAAAAGCTTTAAATATATATATGTCTAGTAATATAGCAGGGTATTGGGATGAAAGTTCTGATGGGTATAATAGACTATTGAAAGTTACTGTTGACTTAGGAGAATCTGAAGATTCTTTATCTCATTTAATAACTACTCCAGATTATGTAAGAATAAATAATCTTCCTCAAGTTTTATACGATAGAGGAACTGAAACTGATAAAATAATATCTATACTAACAACGGATGATAAAGATTTAATAATAAATTACAACAAAGGATGGAATTTTGATGGTGAATTTGCCCAATATAATGAAGCAATAGCTTCTAGTTCTGATAAAATAATCCCATTGTCAATAATAACAACATATATTAATGAGCCTACTGAAGTCTCTTCAAATGCTTTTCAATATATTAAATGGCATAATTACAGAAGATATTTTTCAATTAAAAACTCTAATGAAATTAATAGCTTAGCAGGTTTTTGTGTTTACGATTCAATAAAAGCCGCTAATCTATTAATGAAAACTGAAAATGATTTAATTTTAGAATGGAAAACTCCTAAAATTATTTATACAACTAGAGTTGAGGGAGACTTGGAGTATAATCAAAAAATAGAAACAGTTCCAACTTCTTATACTATAAGGAGAAGTATAAACCCAATACTACCTTCTAATTATGAAGTTATAGGAGAAATTTTAGAGAATAATGTCATGCAAGCAGAAGAAACTCCTGGAAGCATGAATTCCTTTATTGTAACTCAAGATGAAACAGTTGATTACTATTATTCAATTTCTATGAATTTTGATATGCCTATGCCCGAATTTCTAGGTGGAGGTTTTTCTAGGATTAGTGGAGTGCCTACTATAGTAGATTCTTTTAGAGGTATAAAAACTTCTGTAGCTAATAGTTATTTATTAAATAGTTCTACACAATATGCAGCTATTGAAAAGAGTGAAGATACGCTTCATATTGGATTAGGAAAAGAACCTTCAGATACGCCTAAATGGGCAGGTGTTTCTAATCATACATTTATGGGGTCTAAAGATAAAAAACCGAAAGTATTAAACGCAGAACTGCTTTCTCCTGATGTAGGAACTGGACTTCCTTTGATAGATATGTTTATAAAGATAGACAGTGAAGAAAAATATTTATATGGTATTAAAAGAGGACAGCCCTATATATGGAGAATAAACAAAGCAAATGGAAATACAGAAAAATCAAACGCTATACAAAATCCTAATTCATCTGCGAATTTTAATATTTGGTGCGCTTGTGAAAAAAAATCTGAAATAGGATTTATATGGGCTTATTCTCAAGATGATGAACAAGTAATGCATTCTATAAAAGTTGTAGGAAATTCATGGTCATCATTAAGATGTGAGCCTAATGCAGATTTAACTGTAGGTCTTAGAATGAGATTTTCTGATTTAGATTTTCCATGGAATTATCAATATGATAGCACTTACCGCAGGTCATTTAATGATAGTAACAAAAAAGTTCAAGTTTCAGATATAGTAGAAACAAAACAAACTTCAGGAGGTACAAGCTATTATCTTTGGTTTATTTTAGCTCCAATAGATTATGATTCTCCTGTACATCAAGATAGAGGCTTTACAAATGGTTGTGTTCGTGGTCACACTTATACATATGCAGATAATAATAACAATTCTACTGAAACAGATATGGCTCAGATTAGCTTAAATCATTTATTTGCAGTAAATACAACAACAAATAGAAGAACTACTCCTCATACTGAGGGAGCGTCTGGGGCTCCAGATTTCACAACTACATATGGAAGATGGAGCTGGTCATCTGGAGATACACTGCATCAATTAGTATTTGAAGACAAATCTCCTCCAACACCATCGTTTATTGTGTATAGAAATCTTGAGACTTCTGTTGATGTTTGGAACGGAACTGCTCAACATAACTCTTATCAGTTCTATATGAGGACATCTAGATGGGGAGGTAGTGATAAACTTGCGATGTTT